GGCGGTGACGACGACGCTGGCGGTGACGGCGTTAAAAAGGTCTTTGTGGTCAACGCCTCGGCGTTGGGCGGCGCGGACGCCGGTGGTGCGGGTGGCCAGGGTGGTCGCCGGCGCCGGGGGCGCGGCTCTTCGCGCCGCCGTGGTCCGCCCGCGCCGCCTCGGCCGCCGATTCCGGTGCCGCCAGTGCCGCGTGCGGGCGCGCTGTCCCGACTGGGGGCGGCGGCGGGAACGGCCGGCAAATTCGGCAAGCTGATCCCGGGCGGTGCGTTGATGGATGCCGGCGCCATGGCGCTCGATACCTATCAGAACGCCAAGACGCAGGACGAAAAGGCCGAGGGCTACGGTGAGGCCGCCGGTTCGCTGGCGGGCACCATGGCCGGCGCGGCGGCGGGGGCGGCCATTGGCTCGGTGGTGCCGATTATCGGGACCGCCATTGGTGGCTTGATTGGTGCCTACCTCGGCAGTCAGGGGGGCCAGATGTTGGGCGGCGCCGTGGGCAAGTCGGTGTTTGGGGGTGACGAGGAAAAACCGGCCGCTGCGGCCACGCCGTTGCTGATGGCACCACGCCCGGGGCCGGTGGTGCCGAGTCTGGCCAGCATGGGCCAGTCGTTCAATGGCGTGAAGGGTTCGGGTGCGTTGCTGATGGCCTCGGGGGCAACCCCACAAGGGCCGGCGCTGGGCGACGTCGCTCGTGCCATGGCCGTACAGGCGCCGACCAAGGCGGCGGCCGTGGCCATTCAGCCCAAGGAGCCGGAGAAGCCGGCACCGACCAAAGTGGATCAGCAGTTCCAATACTCGCTGAGCATGCCGGTCACGGTGCAAGGGGATGTCAAAGACCCGCAACGCTTGGCGCAGGATCTGATGCCGCACATGCGGCTGATGATGGCGGACGCGGCGAAACAGAACGCAGCGAAGCTGTATGACGAACCCCACCTGTAAGGAGGCCGCATGGCGTATATGGAACAGTTGCAAGCGGGGCTCAAGTACTTGGTCGAAGCCGGGGAGGCGGGGCGGCGCAGTGCGGACGGCATGCTCGGCCCGGTCAACGGTGCGATCAGTGAAATCACTGGCGCGGCGTCCGAGCTGGAAAACATCCCGTTCGTGGGGCCGGCAATCGGCGCCAAGCTTCAGCGGGTGATGCGCGGCGTCGACGCGGCCCAGGCCAAGGTCGGCCAAGTGGTGGCGGTGTATGGCCGGGCGACGCGGGCGGCCGCCGAAGTACAGGAACGGCTGGGGACGCTGAAGGAACAGGCGGGCAAGGCGGCGACGGCGATCAACAACATCGCCGGCAAGGTCAGCCCGTCGTTGGCCAACATCGTGCCCACCAGTTCCTTTGCCGTGGATGCTACGCCGGCGCCGGAAGCGGTGAAGCCGTTCCCGCACCTGCTGATCGTACAGCCCCGTGACCCGAAGCTTCAGCCGTATTTTTTCAATCTGGACACGGCGGCATTTGACGAGCTCAGCCGCTCGAGCGAATTCCGCTGGGCTTCCCAGGAGCGCCTGTCGCGCCGCCCGGCGCAGCAGGCCATCGGGATGGGAGAGGAAAAGCTCACGCTCAAAGGCACGATTTACCCGGGCTTCAAGGGTGGCCTCAAACAACTCGACACGTTGCGCACCATCGGCGCCCGGCTTCAGCCGCTGACCCTGACCACGGGCTATGGCGAGGTGATTGGGACTTGGTGCCTGAAGACCATCGGCGACGAGCAAGGCGCGTTTTTGCACGGCGGGATTCCGCGTAAACAAGGGTTCACTCTGGAGTTTGTGCGCTATGGCGACGACATGCAGGACGTCTGATGGGGACATGCTCGATGTCATTTGCCATAACGTTTATGGCCATCTGAACGGCAGCACCGAAGCGGTGCTGGATGCCAATCAGGGGTTGGCGGATGAGCCCCAACCCTACCGCACCGGCGTGGTGATCTACCTGCCGGATCTGCCCAGCCCGACCGGGGAGGGGGTCAGGTTGTGGGATTGATGGTCTACACTCGTGCCGCTTAATTCCTCAAGCTCCTTTCTTTTTTTACCCGCCTTGTGCGGGTTTTTTTTTGAGCAAAAACCATGACCCCCATGTTTCGAATCGTGGCCGATGGCGCCGATGTAACGGCGAAGATCAATGATCGGTTGTTGTTGCTGCGCACCTCTGACAAACCCGGGATGGAGTCCGACGAGTTTGAGTTGCGCATTGATGACCGAGACGGCCAAGTGGTACTGCCGCGGCGTGGCAGCTCGATCAAGATCTACCTGGGCTATGCCGAAACGTCCTTGGTGCGCCTGGGGCGTTACGCGGTGGACACGGTCGAGGTGTCGGGTCCGCCGGACACGATCGTGGTCAAGGGCAAGGCCAGCGACATGCGCGGCAGTGGCAAGACCATTCGTAGCGGCAGTTGGGAGAACGTACCGCTGTCGACGATCGTGGCCGACATCGCCGCACGCAATGGCTGGCAGCCGGTGTGCCCGGTGACCACGAAAGTCGCCCGGGTCGATCAACTCAACGAGTCGGATTTTAATTTCATCACGCGCCTGGCCAAGCAATACGACTGCACGGCTAAGGTGGCCGACGGCAAGCTGTTGGTGATGCCCCGTCAAGCCGGCCAGACCGCCAGCGGCAAGACGTTCGGCGCGATCACCCTGACGCGTAGCGACGTCAGTCGCTGGCAGTTCAGCCTCGGCGATCGCAACTCGCACAAGGCCGTGGCGACCAAGCACCAAGACAAGAAGACCGGCAAGCTCGCTATCGTCTCGGTGGATAACGACGACGCCCCGGATGGCTTGCCGGCGGTGCATACCGATCGGCATATCTACCCGAACAAGACCGCCGCCGAGTCGGCCGCCAAGGCGCGTTTGGCGGCGTTCAATCGTTCGACCGCTGACGTGCGCTTTGAGATGCCCGGCCGGACGGACATCTTTGCCGAGCGCCCGATTAACGCCCAGGGCTTCAAGGTCGGCCTTGATGGCGAGTACTTGGCGGATTCGGTGGAACAGGTGTTCACCCAATCCGGCTGGTCGACCACCGTCGAGTGCAATGCCGGCAAACAAGGCAAATCCAAAGGCAAGAAAAAGAAGACAGCGGCACCGCTCAAGGTTGTGAGCGTCGAGAAGCAATAGCGCATCCCATCGCCGCCTGAGTGCGGTTTATTTATGTCAGGAGTGTGTATGTCCATTACGGAGCAACAGCTACAACGCATCATGCCCAACGCCCGCCGCCAAGCGGGCGTTTTTGTATCCGCCCTAAACGCGGCCATGGCGCATCGGCAAATCAATACGTCGAAACGTCAGGCGGCGTTCCTGGCCCAAGTTGGCCACGAGTCGGGTCAGCTGCAGTACGTCCGCGAGCTGGGCGGCGATCAGTACCTGAGCAAGTACGACACCGGCACTCTGGCCGTGAAACTGGGCAACACCCCTGAAGCTGACGGCGATGGCCAGCGCTATCGCGGTCGCGGTCTGATTCAGGTGACCGGCCATAGAAACTACCTGCGCTGCAGCCTGGCGTTGTTCGGTGACGAACGTTTGCTGCGCACCCCTGAGCTGCTCGAGCTGCCGCAATGGGCGGCCGAGTCGGCGGCGTGGTTTTGGTGGGTGCGCGAGCTGAATGCGCTGGCGGATCGGGATGAGTTCGAGACGATTACCCGCAAGATCAATGGCGGCCTCAACGGCCTGGAGGATCGGCTGCAACTGTGGACGCGGGCGAGGGCGGTGCTATGCGTGTCGTCGATCTGATCCCCGCGCCGTACCGTCTGTTAGCCGTTGGCGTGCTGGTGACCGCATTGGTCAGCGGATCTGCCGCGTTGGCCTGGAAGGTTCAGGACTGGCGTTACGGTCAGCAACTCGCCGAACAGGCCAGCCTGCACAAAGACGATCTGATCGCCATCAGCAACGCCTCCGCTGACCAGTTGCGCACGGCACAAGACAAGCGCCTGGCCCTTGAGCAGCGGCTGTCGGCCAGTGAACAAACCCACTACAAGGAACTGAGCGATGCTCAAACTAACCAGGCTCACCTGCGTGATCGCCTTGCCACTGCTGATCTGCGCCTGTCAGTCCTACTCGACGCCACCGATGCAGCCAGTGGCGACACAGTGTCAGCCGC